CCACCAGGCTATTTGCGAGCGTTTGTCTACAACTTGGCAATGGAATTTGCCCCCGAGTTTGGCGTTGAGCCAAGCCCGCAAGTGCAACGAATTGCCATGACCAGCAAGCGCAATCTGAAGCGCATCAACAACCCAGATGACGTAATGTCTATGCCTTACGCCATTGTCGCCACTCGTCAACGCTTTAACATTTACGCAGGAAACTACTAACATGGCCACCATCGCAATCACAGCTCTCCCCGTTGCAACTGCTGCCGCCGTTGCGGATGTCTTGCCAATCGTGCAATCGGGCACGACTAAACAAGTCACCAATGCGCTATTGTTTACCAATTCAACTTTGGTAACTCCCGTGCTTGGGACGCCACAAAGCGGCGCGTTGACCAACTGCACAGGATTACCTGTTGCAACTGGCATAAGTGGTTTGGGAACAGGTGTTGCCACATTCTTGGCAACACCAAGCAGCGCCAATTTGCGAACTGCTTTGACTGATGAAACCGGCACCGGCTCTGCTGTATTTGCAACAACGCCGACGCTAGTGACGCCGGTCATTGGTGCAGCTACAGGCACAAGTCTTGTGTTGAGCAGTTTTAACGCAGTAAGCGCGGCAGCACCAACGGTTGCAAGCGCAACAACAATTGCCCCAACAACGCCGGTTGCTTTTGTTTCGGGAACAACAGCTGTTGTGACTATCACGGCACCAAGTCCAATTTCTGCTGGTGGGGGTACGATTACATTGATTCCAACTGGCGTATTTACATGGACAACAGCAGGCAATATTGCTCTGGCTGGTACAGCAGTCGTTAGTAAGGCATTAACAATGACTTACGACGTTACGACAACCAAGTGGTATCCAAGTTACATTGCATGAAAACACCGATTCTTGGATCAGCGTATGTTGCCCGCAGTATCAACGCTGCGGACAACCGCATGGTCAACTTGTTTCCTGAAGTCATTCCTGAAGGCGGCAAGGAACCTGGCTTTCTTAACCGCGCCCCTGGCCTTAACTTCTTGCAAACCGTAGGCACCGGCCCGATCCGCGCATTGTGGGCGCATCAAACCAATGGCAGCGACTTCTATGTCGTGTCTGGGGTTGAAGTCTACAAACTGACCGGTTTGACGGCCACACCTACGCTGCTTGGCACCGTGTCGGGCACCGGCCCCGTGTCTATCGCTGACAACGGCACTCAAATCTTCTTTGCTTGCAACGGCCCCAGTTACATCTATAACGAAGTCACCAACGTATTTGCACAAATCACAGACCCCGACTTTGCCGGTGCAGTGACGGTTGCATACCTTGATGGTTACTTTGTATTCAACCAGCCCGACAGCCAGATCATCTGGGTGTCGCAATTGCTGGATGGACAATCAGTCGATCCGCTGGACTTTGCAAGCGCCGAAGGCTCGCCCGACGGCGTGGTTGGTCTGATCTCCGATCACCGCGAACTGTGGGTGTTTGGTACTGATTCAGTTGAAGTCTGGTACGACAGTGGAGCTGCTGACTTCCCCTTGACCCGCATCCAAGGCGCTTTTAACGAGATCGGCTGCGTGTCGGCATTCACCATTGCCAAGATGGACAACGGCTTGTTTTGGCTGGGCACCGATGCCCGTGGCCAAGGCATCGTCTACCGCGCCAATGGCTACACCGGCGTTCGTATTTCCACCCACGCTATTGAGTACGCCATCGCTCAGTATGGCAACATCTCGGACGCTATCGCCTACACCTACCAGCAAGAAGGCCATGCTTTCTATGTGCTGAGTTTTCCAAGCGGCAACGCCACATGGGTCTACGACGTGTCTACACAAGCCTGGCATGAACGGGCAGGCTTTGACAACGGCGAGTTTATGCGGCACCGCAGCAATTGCCAGTGCAACTTTGGCGGCAACATTATTGTTGGCGACTTTGAAAACGGCAACATCTATAGGTTTGACTTGGACATCTACGCTGACAACGGCGGCGTCCAAAAGTGGCTGCGCTCATGGCGCGCGCTGCCGACTGGCCAAAATAACCTCAAACGCACAGCGCACCACAGCTTGCAATTGGATTGCGAAGCAGGCGTTGGGTTAAGCCTGTACCCTGCGTATGACAGCGAAAACATCGACACTGAGTCAGGGTTAGACCTTGTGGCCGAATATGTGCAGACGTTTTTGACCACTCAATCAGGCGTTACATTGACCACTGAAGCAGGGGATGGTTTTGAACCTTTAGGCCAATACGAGTTGTCAGATACCGACATTACTGGGTACAACTTAGTCACTAACTCATATCTTGCTGCACCAGGCTACGACCCTGCGGTCATGTTGCGCTGGTCAGATGACGGCGGTCACACTTGGTCGAATGAGCATTGGTCACCACTAGGCAAAATTGGTGCTTATGGCCAACGAACTTTCTGGCGTCGGTTGGGTATGACGCTTAAGCTGCGCGACCGTGTGTACGAACTTTCAGGCACTGACCCCAATAAGATAGCCATCATGGGGGCAGAACTAATTATAAGCCCGACCAATGCCTAACTATGGCAACCAATCCGAACGCCACCCAGATCACGCCCCCACGGGTAGCGATTATTGACGAACGCACTGGTGCGGTGTCAAGGGAGTGGTATCGGTGGTTTTACAGCCTGTACGACTTTGCTGGGGGCGGTACGGGCATTCTGCCGGTAACAAGCGGTGGCACAGGGTTAGACACCATACCAACCAACGGCCAATTGCTGATTGGTAACGGCACAGGGTATTCTTTAAATACTCTTGGTGTTGGTGCTGGCATTTCGGTCACCAATGGTGTCGGCACCATCACGTTGGCCAACACGGGTGTGCTGTCGTTCTCCGGTGGTACAACCGGCTTGACACCAGCAACAGCCACCACAGGCGCTGTCACCCTTGCAGGCATCTTGGCCATTGCCAATGGTGGCACAAACGGCTCTGCGGCCCCTACGGCGGGCGCTGTGGCCTACGGCACGGGTACGGCGTATGGTTTTACTGCCGCAGGCACTTCCGGCTATTTTCTTAAATCTCAGGGTGCTGGGATTCCAATTTGGAGCAATAGCATTGGCGGGTACATTGTTGATGGTTCTACGCCGTATCTGGATTGGGGTAACGGGTCAGCCGTAACTTTGGCTGCGGGTCGTATGTGGTACGACGGTTCTACAGGCGCTTGGAACTTGGGCATGGGTGGTGGCAACATTACCCAGCAAGTTGGCGAAGAAATATTAGTTTATGGCAAAGCGTCTGCTGCCATTACAGATTCACCCCTTCAAATTATTTACCATACAGGCGTTGTAGGAGCTAGCGGCGTTATTACCTTTGCCCCCACGATTATTGGCCTTACTGATAGTAATTCGATTGTTGGCGTAGCTACTGAATCTTTGGCTCTTAATGATTTTGGGCGAGCTACTGTTTTTGGGACAGTGCGAGGCATTACAACCAACGGCACTGCTTTTGGTGAAACTTGGGCAGATGACGACGCCATTTGGTACAACCCCGTAACTGGTAATCCTACCAAAGTTGAACCTGTTGCCCCTAACATTAAGATACAAGTTGGGTATGTAATTAAAGCAGGCGCGGGTGGGTCTGGGTCTTTTCACGTTGAGATCATCCGAGGCTCTACCCTTGGCGGTACAGACTCCAACGTGCAGTTTGGAACATTAGCCAATACTGACTTGATTCAGTACAGCACCTCATTAGGCTACTGGACAAACGTCACCCCAGCGTCAGTAATCAATGCTTCTGGCGGTGCGCCTGTCACCAAAACCGCCAACTTTACAGTAGCGGCCAGCGAAAACTGGCTGATCAACAACAAGACTGGCTCGACTTGTACGGTGACTTTGCCAACAGCTTCAAGCTGGACAGGTCGGGTTTTGAGGTTTCAGAACTACCAAGCGCAAGCGGTAGCGTCAGCGTCGTCAAACGTGGTGCCGCTAACCGGCGGTGCGGCGGCAACATCTATCCTGTTGGCCAGCTCAGGTGACCAAACGACTTTGGTGTCTGACGGCACGAACTGGCTAGTGACACAATACGTACCTAACAACATTCTTCTTTTGGAATAATTGATGATTCATCACCACTTTAGCTCGGGCGTGTACGCCAAAGAAACC